AAACAGGCAAGCTCACATGAAGAAACTTCTCCTCCTACTCCTTTTAGCGTCTCCTGTTAGTGCAGAGATGACGCATAACATCACAACTTCAACGCAGTTGACAGTTAATGGAGCTTATACAGATTCCAATCGTATAGGTAGTACTTACGCAGTCTCAGGTTCCAATATTAAAGTTGCTACTGATGCTCACTTCGGAAAACTAACTGCTGGTACTGCTACAACAGCAGCAACACTTGATGTTGGAGCGTATGACCAACACGTTGTAGGGTCGGCGTTCAGTTTCAGCGAGTCATGGACTCAAGGTGATGCAACAAATCCAATAGGTTCAGGTGTTGATGTTACTTCAGGTGTGGTGGCTGACATGCCAGCTTACGGTGAAGTTTTAACGATGTCTGGTGGGGTTGCAGGTACTTTGGCAGGGACAATTACTTCGGCTGGGGTTGTAACTTTAACCGCTGGAGGGGCAAATACCAGTGCGATTGGATCTGTAGTAACCAGCGTAACGGTGAAGTAATGCAAGCTCCAATTCTTGTTTGCTCAATAGCAGTTCTTATCTTCTGTTTATTTAATTTCCTAATGTGGAAACACTATATGGATATAAACAGGTGAAGCGTTATTTACTGCTATTGTTATTATTAAATAGCTGGCAAAAGCCAGTCATAGCAGTACCAGTTGTGCCAAATTTTTCTTCAGGTACAATGTCCGCCGTTACACGTACCACACAAAATGTTACTGAAACTATTGTCTCTACTGACTTTAATACTGGGCATACTTATACGATCAATGGAGCGAATTTGTCTATTGATGGCACGACCCTTTCACCTTCGCCAGCAGAGACGAGCCAAACGGTTAACGGAGT